TAGTAGTAGACTCCGCAAGAAAAAGCCACATACAAAGGACATGGAAATAGTGAATGTACTAGTTTCCGCTGTTCTCATTGTGACATCTTTGCAGGGTCTACTAGCTAGGAATGTTTTTGAGCTGTATCTTGATTGTCCTCATGCTGTACCGTTTGGTGAAAGCACACTTCATGGCTCTATTGTACTACCTCCTCTCTCTTTGGAGGATGCAGTTGCGCTTGAGGTAGAGAGTTCATGCAGTATGGATGTCCATAACTCCTTAAAGGCCAATACTGAATTTACTCATGTCACATGGCGTAAGAAGGCAGATCACACAGGTAATGCAGCAGCAACATCCTTTGAAGAGACATCATCTCAAAAGAATCTAAATGGGGCTTGTGTAATTGGTCATAAAATTGTAGAGCAGGCTTATAAGATGAGAAAATCGATAATTTGTTATGATTTAATCTGTAATCAAACATCTTGTAAGCCTGAACTACATTTTATGAGCCCAATACATGCTTGTAACATGATGAAAAGCTGTATAGTAGCAGTGGGTCCTTATAGAGTTCAAATTATATTTAAGCGTACACATTGTACAACTGGGATCTTAATTGAAGGAAAATGCTTTAGACCAGACCGGTCAACAATTAGCAATATTAAACCTGGATTACTTGAAGCAGCAACTCTGCAGGTTAATTGTTTTTTAATTTCTAAAACAGATGAAAAATTAAAGATTATGGAAGCCATAGAGAAGGTTAGGGAAGGGGGCTGTACTAGCAACGAACATAAATATCAGGGCTACTACTTATGCTCAATAGGTGGTAGCTCTGAAGTATTTAGAGTTCCTAATGCTGATGATCCCCGTGCAAGTCAAATGTTAAAGGCAATTTTCAGCTCACCTTATGGGGAGGATCATGATAATGTAGGAGAAGAGCAAGGTGCTGTAAGGATAGCTGGACCTCTTGAAGTTAAAATACCTAGTTCAGAATCAGCAGCAAATTTAAAGGGCTATGCTTTCTCAGGAACCCCTTTATATTCATCATTGAGTGTGTTTACAAAAGAGACAGCCCCTAAGTATGTGTTCCATCCTGGATATATTCCAAATTACAATCAATCTGAATGCAGTAAGAAGTGCCTGCCCTTAACATGGACTGGTCTTATTGAGATACCAGGTGTCTACGAGCCCATAAATAAATGTAATATTTTCTGTGTTCTATCTGGACCTGGTGCATCTTGTGAGGCATTTGCAGAGGGAGGGATATACAATTTGAGCTCACCAACATGTTTAGTGTCAAAGCATAACACATTTAAAAGCAATGACCAGCAAGTAACATTTGTCTGCCAGAGAGTTGACCAGGATATAGTTGTATATTGCAATGGATACAAAAAAGTAATATTAACAAAAACCCTTGTAATTGGCCAGTGTATTTATACCATCACTAGTATTTTTTCCATGTTTTCTGGTGTAGCACATTCTATTGCAGTAGAGTTGTGTGTCCCAGGATTTCATGGCTGGGCGACACTAGCTCTAGTGATTACATTCTGCTTTGGCTGGATATTGATACCTACTATAACATGGTTCATACTAACGATTTTAAAATTTGTTGCATCAATATTGCACACTCAAAATGAAGAGAATAGGTTTAAAACTCTTCTGAAAAGGATAAAAGAAGAATATGAAAAAACAAAGGGATCAATGGTTTGTGAGTACTGCAAGATTGAGTGTGAAACCCAGCTAGAGTATAAAGCCCATAATACTTCATGTCCGCAAAATCAATGTCCTTACTGCTTTGCCCATTGTGAGCCATCAGAAGCTGCACTGCAAGCCCACTATAAGGTGTGTCAAGTTACTCACAGATTTTCTGAAGATTTACGAAAAACTGTAACATCTAAACCTAAAAGACAAGGTTGCTATAGGACATTAAATCTATTCAGGTACAGAAGTCGCTGTTACATTTTTACAGTGTGGATTTTCTTGCTGACATTAGAATCTGTATTTTGGGCTGCTAGTGCAGAACCAGAGCCTCTTCAACCTTTATGGAATGATAATGCGCATGGAATAGGACGGGTTACTATGAATAATGATTTAGAATTAGATTTTTCTCTAGTATCCAGCTCAAAGTTTACTTACAGAAGAAAACTCATTAATCCTAGAAATGAGGATCAAGGCCTGTTAGTTCACATAAGTATATCACCACAAGTAATAAATACAGAAGTCCAACAGCTTGGTCATTGGTTCGATGCTAAATTAAATATTAAAACAGCATTCCATTGCTATGGGAGCTGTACAAAATACACATATCCTTGGCAATCTGCATTATGCAAGCATGAAAAAGATTTTGAATATGAATCAAATTGGGGCTGTAACCCCTTAGACTGTCCTGGCCTTGGCACAGGATGTACAGCCTGTGGTGTCTACTTAGATAAGTTTAAAGCAGTAGGAACTGCCTATAAATTAATTACTTTAAGGTATACCAGAAAGGTCTGTGTACAATTCAATGATGAAAATATGTGTAAAGTTGTTGATTCTAATGACTGTTTTGTCACAAGAAACTTTAAGATCTGTATGGTAGGCACTGTTTCTAAATTTGCACAAGGGGATACATTGCTATTTCTTGGTCCTATGGAAGCTGGTGGTCTAATACTCAAACAATGGTGTACCACATCATGCCAATTCGGTGACCCAGGAGATATCATGCGCCTTGCTGAGAGGGGCTTCTCATGCCCAGATTATTCTGGAACATTCCGAAAGAAATGTATGTTTGCACAGACACCAATATGTGAGTACCAGGGTAATACTGTCTCTGGCTATAGAAAATTAATGGCAACAATTGATTCATTCCAATCTTTCAATACAACAGATATCCATTTCACAAAGAACAAGCTAGAATGGTCAGACCCAGATGGGTTATTACGGGATCATATTAACATCATGGTTAGCAGAGAGATTGATTATAGTGATTTATCTGATAATCCTTGTAAGATTGGTGTTCAGACTATTAATGTGGAAGGATCTTGGGGTTCTGGTGTAGGTTTCACTCTTAAATGCACTGTTTCACTTACAGAGTGCAGCAAGTTTTTGACCTCCATTAAGGCATGTGATGCTGCCATATGCTATGGGGCCACTAGTGTATTGTTAGTTAGGGGTCAGAACACTGTGCTAGTGACAGGTAAAGGAGGACATAGTGGGTCTAGATTTAAATGCTGTCATGATCATCAGTGTTCTGTAGAAGGCTTACTAGCATCACCACCTCACCTGGAGAGGGTCACAGCCACTGACATATTAGAGGATAACCATATATACGATGATGGTGCACCACCTTGCAGGCTAGCATGTTGGTTTAGAAAAACAGGGGAATGGCTGGTTGGACTGTTTCAAGGAAACTGGATGGTAGTTATTTTCTTAATACTTCTTCTAATTATATCTTTAGTATGTCTCTCATTTCTTTGTCCTGTCAGGAAAATTAAAAAGGTATGATCAAGGTTATTGATAAAATTATAATCTTTAATCAATGCACTGATGTAAATATCTTGTAATTCTATTAATTTTGATATGATAAATCTAAAAAAAACAAAATCTTAATAACTAATTAACCAATCATCAGATGTTCTGGGAAATCTATTTTTCCTGCGGAGTCTACTACTA